ACATGGAATTATTAAGAAACTTAATCAGACAGAAGAAACTGCACTGATTAGAGTTTGGGCAATTTTAGAGAATGGAGAACACGATGAGACTGATAGAGATGTTGAAATCGAAGCTGGACGACTTAGAAGAATATCTGACTTCACTAAAAGTGAAGGTAAGCAGGTTTCTCAAAGAGTTGAGCGAGTACTTAGAGAAAAAGTAGAAGAACACAATTCAGACAATCCAAAATACAAAGCAACTTTTAGAATGCTCGAAGCAGTATTCAGAAGAGGGATTGGAGCATACAGAACTAATCCAGCTTCAGTTAGAGGTAATGTACGGTCAGCTGACCAGTGGGCTTATGCGAGAGTCAACGCATTCCTTAAAGCATTGAAGACTGGTAAGTTTCCTAGAAGTGCATTCGATACAGATTTATTACCTAGTAATCATCCTTTGAGTTCAAAGTCTTACGGAGAGAAAGAAGTAGGTAACGTTCCTAACTTCATTCGTGCTAATGCAAGAAGAGGATTAGACAATCTTGAGTTTGCAGGTAGTGGACTAAAAGAAAAAACAAAACGTGAAGCAAGAGCAATGGCTAATGGTCAGATATCAGAAGGTAAAGTAATCCGCATGAACGCATGGCTATTACGTCATAAGAGTGACCTTGAATCTCCAAGAGCGAATGAATATCTAAGAGGAGAAGGACGAATGACAGCTGGTCAAGTGGCTTGGTTGCTTTGGGGTGGAGACTTAGGTGCAAAGAATAGAATGAGAGCACAGAAGTGGGCTGAGAGACAAGTCAACAGAATAAGAGATGAGAAGAACTTTGAATCAGCACAAGAACTTGTAAAGAGAAGAAATATGCTTCGTGATGAAGAGTGGAGTGTAAGACTAGATAGATTTAGAACTAAACAATCTCGAAACACTGTATATGAACAATATGACAATCTTTTATACGATTGGGATTTCGAGCTGGCTAAACAATACTTCGGGTTACTTGATTCACAGAGAAAATCTATAAATAAAGTATTAGCAGAGAATCCACCAACAATAGTTGGAATACAAGCTCTAGTGAATATGGCAATAGATGACACAACTAATAATTGGAAAGAAGATTTAATACCAGTGTATGAATCAATGGCTTTAGATTTTGCATATCTGCAAACTAATTTCTTATTACCAGATGAAAAAGACAATGAAGTCTTTACACCAGCTGAGCAGGAAAGAATTACAAGAGCAAGAAGAAGGAAACCTCGTAAAGAAATTATTGAAGAAGGTTTATACCCAAGAAGAAGAGGTGGAGCAAGACTTCCAATTAACAGACAATCATTTAACAGAGAGTCAGCACAGTTCGTGCAAAAAAGGTTAGATACCTTCTTACCCGACATGTCTAAGACTGCAAAGAACAATCTCAATAGAGCTTTGAGAAAATCAATAGATGAAGCGACTGAGTTAGGATTGTCTGGTAAAAAGTTGGAAGATTTTATTAGAAAGGATATATCTAAAGTTATTGGAAAAAAGAATTTAGGTAGAGCTATGAATATTGCTAGGACTGAAGGTTCTGCTATATCAAACTTTGCAATGAATCAATCCGCTAAAGGAACTGGATTATCTTTAACTAAAGAGTGGCTTACACAAAGAGATGGTAAAGTAAGAAATACACATCTAAGTGCAGACGGACTAGAAGTTGGCATGGATGAAGCATTTTCTATAGCTGGATATAAATTAAGATACCCAGCAGATAGTGGACTCGGTGCTCCAGCTGGTCTAGTATGTAACTGTAGATGTACTTTAATTTATCATGAGAAAAGGATATAAAGATGGATAGAGAAAAATTTGAATCTAAGACAATAGATTTGAAAACAGTAAATGAAATAGAAGGCAAAGTTGAAGCAGTATTTTCTGTATTTAATGAAATAGATTCAGATGGAGACGTAGTTCTTCCTAACTCAATTAAATCTGGTTATGGAGAAAATGGCGTTGCAATGGTCTGGGCTCATGACTGGAAAAAACCAATAGGGCGTGGAGAGATAGTACAAGACGAAGGTAAAGCAACCTTTAGAGGACAATTCATAATGGATACTCAAGAAGGTAGAGATGCTTATGCAACAGTCAAAGCTATGGGAGATTTACAACAATGGTCATTCGGATACGAAGTTCTCGATGCAGAACAAGGTACATTTCAAAAGGATGGTCAATCTGAGAATGCTCGATTCTTAAAAGAACTCAAAGTCTGGGAAGTAAGCCCAGTTCTTGTCGGAGCTAATCAGAATACATATACAATAGGTGTCAAAGAAAAATCAGAGAATGATTCTGGTTTGACTTTAGCAAATGAGACAGACAATTTACTTACTAACTTGTCTTCTCTTCTTAAGAGGTTCAAAGAGCTAACTGCTTTGAGACTCAAAAAAGAAAAAACATTGTCGGACAACTCAACGAGTCTTCTGATGAATCTTCAAGATGCTTTGCAAGAAGCATATCAAGACTTGAGCACTTACGTTGACGTGGGAGCTCCAGAGGAACTTAAAGATGAAGAAGAACAACTTGATGCAACGACATTGCTGTTAGAAACAAATAGGGTTTTAGCTGAGAGCTATGACCCAGAAATATAGGAGATAACTTATGAGCAACTTAAATGAGCTTAAGAAAGAACTCCACGAACTCAGAGAAAACACTCTAAATGAATTCAAATCTTTTGATTCAACTGATTTCGATTCTGAGAAAAAAGAAGAGTGGGCAAAGAGAAATGAGAAAATGGCTGAATTAACCGCTAAGGTCAAAGAAGCTACCCAAATCGAAAATGAGAGAAAAGAAATAGAAGCAGGAATCGAAGCTGGTAAAGCAATCGACCCAGTAGCTATTCAGTCTGAAGCTATAAACGCTCCAGAAGCTCCAAAATCTTTTGGACAACAACTCATAGAATCTGAAGCATATAGTGCTTTCATGAAGAATGGGCAAAAGAACATTTCTTCTGAGTTAAAGTGGAATCCAAACGTAGAGTTGAAAACAACTCTTACTGAAACAGGATATCCACCAGCAGTAACAAGAAGTGATTTAGTAGTGCCTACAGCAACACTAAACCCACTTACAATTCCAGACTTGATTGATACAATCACAACTGACCAATATCAATACAAGTACTTGGAAGAGACTACATTCACAAACAACGCTACAGCTACAGCTGAAGGGTCAGCTCTTGGAGAAAATGCATTAGCATTTACCGAAAGAACTGAAGCAATCCGTAAAATCGGTGCTTTCCTTCCAGTAACTGAAGAATTGTTAGCTGATGTAACTGCGGTGCAAGGATATTTAGATTCAAGATTACAGACAATGGTAAGACTAGCTGTATCCGACCAAATGATTGGCGGAAGCGGTTCTGGTGCTAACTTAACTGGTATCTTGAACAAATCTGGAATCAACACTTTTGATTACTCCAGCTATTCTGGAAATCTAAAGAGAATCGGACAAATATATGAAGCAATCACTGAAATTCAGAAAGATAGCTTCTTACAACCAGATGCAATAATCATGCATCCATCTGACTGGTATCAAGTCGTAACAGAAGTAAATGCTGTTACAACTAGTGGTTCATTGAATCCACTATTCGTTGGTGCTGGAAACTTTGGAAATGGTGTTGCACCTACTCTTTGGGGTCTTCCAGTTGTATTATCAACAGAATCATCTGCTGGTACTGCAATCGTTGGTGTATTCGGTGGTGGACAAGCTATCCATATAGTCGCAAGACAAGGTATGGAAGTAGCTATGTCTGATTCACACGATGAAAACTTCGTAAAAGATATAATGGTAATGAAAGCATCTGTAAGAATGGGCATGCCTATCTACAGAGCAACAGCTTTCTGTTCTATTACAAACTTCTAAGAACGAAAGTAGCTTAGAAAACGTTATGACTTTGATGAGCCATCATTCTTATGGTGGCTCTGAAGTCGGAAAGGCAAATATGATTTTAAAAAAAGACGTATGGTGTAATGATGCTGGAGAATGCAAAGAGACAACAGGCGGACTTCCTAAAGGTTGGGCTAAAGGTAAGCTCATGGGTAGGAAAGGTCAAGAAGTTTCAGATGCTGACTATAAAAGTTGGAATCTAGTAGCAACAAAAGCTAAAGAACCAAAAGAAAACAAAGCTAAGTAATTTAAATGGCACACACTCAATATGTAGATAAAGATGATTTAAAAGCATACATGGGTATAACTGGCTCTGGTCAAGACAACAACATTGATAATGCTATCGATGGTGCATGTAGACAAATAGATAAAATAACTGGTAGAAGATTTTACCAAGATGAATCTGTAGCTGTTAGGACTTATACACCCGTGAATGCTTTTATTCTGGATGTAGATGATATATCTACTGCTACTGGTTTAATTGTTAAGTTAGATGACAATGATGACGGTACTCATGAAACTACATTAACTATAAATACTGATTTTATATTAAATCCAACTAATCCAGACTTGATTAAAGAGACTGGTGGAACATCTTATTATGCTCCATATCAACAAATAAGAATTCTCGACTCTAGGAGCTCCGAGAGATTTGACCCAACAATAATAAACAACGTACAAGTCACTGCAAAGTTTGGATATTCTTTTGTGCCAGAAGCAATCAAACAAGCAACACTCATACAAGCACTAAGACTTTTTAAGCGTAAAGATGCTCCATTTAATATCTTGGGTAATGAGCAAACTGGTCAGATAGAACTCTTCAACAAATTTGACCCAGACGCTAGAGAGCTCATAAAGGGATATATAAAGAATAAACTCTAATGGCATCCACTGAAATAGAATTTAAAATAACGGGTGCTGAAAGTCTAAGAAAAAGACTAAAAGCAAACAATTTATTAATGACTCCATTACGTAATTACTTCAACGCATCTGGAAAGATAATCAAAGAGAAATCTAAAGAACATGCACCAGTTGATACTGGAGCTCTTAAAAGAAGCATTAAATATACAAGAGTAAAGAATACTGGACGAATCCCAAACAAAGTTAAGATATATGCAAGTGCTAATCATGCATCATTCGTTCATGGAAACCCACAATCTAAATTCAGAATGACCGAACCTTTTAACAGAACACGACCACATTATCCACCAGTGAAAGCTCTCACAGGATGGGCTAAGAGACACGGTATGAATCCTTACGCAGTTGCTAATTCAATAGCACAAAAAGGTACACCTATAGTTCCTTTCTTAAAAATGGGTTACAGAGACTCCGCTCCAGAAAGAAAGGTATTACTATCAATAGCAAATAAACAAATAGAACGACAGTTTAAAAAAGGTAGGAAATAACAATGGCATCTTTATCCTCGATAAGGTCTGGTATAGCAACTAACTTAAGTAACATATCTTCGTTGACTGTTTATGGTTATGTACCAGATTCTATTGAACCACCGACAGCTGTTATAGGAGTTGTAGATAGTATTGATTATGATTCAACAATGGCAAGAGGTGCAGATACTTATAACATCCCAGTATTTCTTTATGTCAGCAGAGTTGATGCACAAGATGCTCAAGAGACCTTAGATGGATACTTAACTTCTAGTGGAGCTTCTTCAGTAAAGGCACAAGTAGAATCTGATATAACATTGGGTGGACAAGCACAATCTGTTAGAGTAGTAGAAGCAGACAACTACGGAGTCTATACTATAAACAACATAGACTACTTAGGAGTCGAATTTATGATAGAGGTAATAGCATGAGTTACATAGTTATGAGCGGAATAGATGTTGGTAAAAAACGTTTTGAAGCAGGTAAAAAAGTTACTAAACAAGATTTAGGTAAATCTTTTAAATGGTTACTTGAACAAGGTATAGTAATGGATGAAAAAGAAGTTGAGAGAGCACGTAATGACAAAGGTCATTTCGTAGCTGATGACCCAGAGACTCCAGAAAATGAAGCATGGGTAAAGAAAGAAGAAGAATAATGAGCTATGGTAGAAGCTATGGTTCTGGAAGTGGAAAACCACGCAGAAGAAGAAGAAGAAGGACAACAGGTAAAAGATAATGGCATTCGTACACGGTAAAGGCACTAAGGTATATATTGACTCAGCAGAGTTCAGTTCATATTTCAACAATGTTGATGTAACAAAAACAGCAGACGTAGCTGAAACTACAAATTTTGGTTCTTCTGGTTCTAAAACTTATATAACAGGAGAGGACGATGGTACATTTTCTCTTACAGGATTTTTCGATGCTACTGCTGATGCAACTCTTCAACCCTTGTTAGGCGGAGCAGATTTTGATTTAGTTGTTGGTATAGACGGTTTAGATACTGGAGACCGAACTCAGTTTGGTTCTGCCAACATAACTAATTATGGTGTATCAAGTGCAGTAGGAGACGCTGTTGCAACTTCAATAGATGCTCAAGCAGATAATGGAGTTACAGTAGGTTTAGTTTTAAATGCTGGTGCTTATACAGCAACAGGAGTGCAAGGCACTGCCAATGACAACTCAGCGAGTTCAACTGGTGGTGGCGGAGCATTCTTAATAGTTACAAGCGTGAGTGGAACTTCTCCAACAGGGGATATAAAAATTCAGCATAGTGCTGACGACTCAACTTACGCAGACTTAGCTACTTTCACTCAAGCAACAACTGCAACCAGTGAAGTAATTAAAATAGCTGAAGGTACAACAATTAACAGGTACGTAAGAGTACATGCTACTATTGGTGGAACTTCAACACCTACAATAAATGCTATTGTGGGATTCGGAAGAAATAATTAAGGAGAGATATAAATGGCATTTGTACATGGTAAAGATTCAGTTTTCAAACTAGATAACTCTGGTGGGTCATTAACTGACATTTCAGCTTATGTGAACAATGTTGACTTTCCAGAGACAGCTGATGTGGCTGAGTCAAGCGTACTCGGTTCATCCAGTAAGCAGTACCTAGTTGGATTGAAGGATTCAACTTTGGGATTGACAGGTTTTTTTGACGCTACTGCCGATGCAATATTCGGAGCAGTATTAGGTCAAAGTGCCACTCTTTCATTTGAATATAGCCCAGAAGGAACAGGTTCTGGTAAAGTCAAATACACTGGCGAATGCATACTTACAAACTATGCACTTAGTTCTCCAGTAGGAGATGTTGTTGCTTATAGTGCAGACTTACAAGTTTCTGGTGCAGTTACTCGTGGAACACACTAAGCTAAATAATTAAATAATTTGAGAGGAGATACATGAAACGATTATCTGCTGATGATATTACGAACCTTCCTTCAGTTCCAGAAGAAGAACTTGAACTAGAAGAATGGGGATTCTCTATATTGATTAGAGGCATTAATAAAGGCATGCAAGTTAAGTTAGGTAAACTACTTAATGAAGATGGTGCTGATGCTTTTGATTACCAAAGAGAACTACTAAAGGTTTGTATTATCGAACCAGCATTAGATGATGAGCTTATCGACAAACTTTATGAAAAAGATTCTAAAGTTATTGATAAGATATTTTTAAAAATCAATGAATTAAATGGTCTTGGGGGTACTGCGGAAGCAGAACAGTTTTGAAACTGACTTAGACTTAACATTCAGATTTAAATTAGCTAGAGAACTTGGCATGACTGTTGGCGAGCTGATGACTACAATGAGCTCAATGGAATACAATCAATGGATTGCATTTTATAAATGGGAAACAGGAGAACTTAATAAGGCAAGAGCTTTAGCAGAAGCTGAAGCCAAAAAGAATAGACAAAGATAATGGCAATAGCAGACATAGCAATTCAAATAGTTACTAAGGGTGCAGAGCTCGCTAAAAGACAATTAAACGGTCTTAGTGGTTCGGCAGACAAATCTAGTAAAGGAATGGGCAGACTTGCCACAGCTGGTAAGTTAGCTGGTATTGCTGTTGGCGTTGCCTTAGTAAAAGGTCTATCTAAAGCTACTCAAGAATTCATAGCATTCAATGATAAGATGGTTCAATCTCTTGCCATCATGGATACAACGGTTGAGCAACAAAAGGCAATGGAAGCTCAAGCACTTGCAGTCTCAAGAGAGACAAGGATAGGTGCAGAACAATCCGCAGAAGCATTCTTCTTCTTAGCATCTGCTGGTTTAAATGCTGAACAGTCTATATCAGCTCTTCCACAAGTAGCAAAGTTTGCTCAAGCTGGTATGTTCGATATGGCTACAGCAACAGACTTAGCAACAGATGCTCAGTCAGCTCTCGGACTAACAGTTAGTGGAGCACAACAAAACTTAGAAAACCTAACAAGAGTTACAGACGTATTAGTAAAAGCTAACACGTTAGCTAACGCATCCGTGCAACAGTTCTCTGAAGCATTAACTAACAAAGCTGGTTCTGCCTTAAAGGTAACTGGCAAATCTATTGAAGAAGGTGTTGCAGTCTTATCAGCATTTGCAGATAGAGGTGTTAAAGGTGCTGAAGCAGGAGAGAAGTTAAACCAGTTACTTAGAGATATACCAAGAGCAACTGCTAAGAACACTTCTGAGTTTGAAAAACTTGGGCTACAGATGTTCGACAATGAAGGCAAACTTAAGAATGTAGCTGATTTAGTAGAAAACTTAGATTCCGTATTAGCTCCAATGTCAGATGAATTAAAAGCATCTACATTAGACCAACTGGGATTAAATCGTGGTGTAGCTGACGCAGTTAAGATATTAAGTGGTGCTTCTGACCAGATTAGAGATTATGAATCTGCACTTAGTGATTCTGGTGGCACAACAGCTGAAGTAGCAGATAAACAGATGGGCTCTTTGAAAGCTCAGATAGATTTAATGAATAATGCATTCTCAGAGCTTGGAATACTTATTGGAGATACAATAGCTCCAGCTTTAAGTGCAGTGGTTGGATTCATAACAAAAATAATTACAAAGACAAATGATTTTATAACTGTTCAAAAAGCACAAGATGACGCAATCGTGGAGAGCTCTGGGTACATATCTACTTATGGTAACTTAGTTGACACAACTGCTAAATCCTATGCACCATACTCTCAAGCAGTTCATGAAGCAAGAGAAGAGACTAAAGACTTCTCATCTGCTACTGATGATGCAATCAATGCAACTAGAGGTCAAGAAAGAGCATTTAGAAATGTTGGTTCTAGCTATATGGATGTAACAGATTTGGCTATTGCTAAAGCTCAAGCTAGTAGAGAAGAAGCAGAAGCAGATACAGAGTCAACTCAAGCAATAATAGAAAAAGCCGAAGCAATGAAAGCAGAGTTTTTACCTACCCTTCAAGATGTTTTATCCGCACAACAAAAATTAAAAGATATAGAAGAAAGAGTAGCTGATGCAGAGAAAGATAGGGATGATGCATCTAAGAGCGTTACTGAAGCTCAAAAGGATTTAGAAAAAGCAACACAAAATGTTATAAGTGCAGAAGATGCACTAATGCAAGCTAAAAAAGAAGCTGAGATAGTTACTAAAGAAGAAGAGCTTGCAATACTACAACAAACACAAAGAGTTGAAGAATTAGAAAATGCTGAAGAGAAGAATAGAGAGCAGGAATTAAAACTAGCTATTGCAAAACAAAAACTCACTGAACTTATTGAAGCATCAACTGGAGCTACAAGAGAACAGGAATCTGCTGAAAGAGATTTACTTAGAGCACAAGAAGAAGAAGAGAGAGCTCTTAATAATTTAACAAAAGCACAAGAAAAATTAATTGAGGCACAAAAAGAATTAAATGATGTAACTGCAAAGACACCAGAGAACTTACTAGAAATAGCTATAGCTAAGAAAGCCCTAGATGATGCATTGAAAAACTTGGATGCTTTAGGAATGTTTGAAAATGCTCTAGGTGGTCTTGTCGAATCTACTGGAATGAAGTTACAAGATTTAATTAATATGGCTAATGCAATTAAAAGCGGTGGTAATATACCAGCATCATCTGGCGGTGGTGGTGGTTCTATCCAAACAGATACAAGTGGAGAAGTAACTCCAGATATTGTTGACCCAACTACTCCTAGCGGTGGTGGTGGGAGAAACGTGCCGTCAGTAATAGAATCTGGCAGAGCTCAAGTAATCATAAATAACAATGTAAAAGTTGAAGGTAAGAGTGCTGACCAACAAGCTCTTGATATAGCAGAAGCTACTAGGAGAGCTCTAAGGAATGGAATTAGGGTAATAAACTAATGTCAGCAACTTTTGATTCTAATGTATCAATAACAGTTGAAGTTGCTTTTGATTCAGAACCTTTTGCAACTAGCCAGTCTTTTAGTGATATAAGTCAATATGTAAGATACTTTGATATCAGTCGTGGTCGCTCTAATGAAATGGGAGAGTTCAGAGCTGGTACTATATCTTTTTCTGTATCAAATCAAGATAATAGATTTAATCCAAGTCAGACAACATATTTTTATGATACTGCGAATGGAAGAAGTAAGATACAGCCACTTAAGCAAGTTAAGGTATCTGCTACTTATGATGGAACTACTTACGTTATTTTCAGAGGATTTTTGGATTCTGTACCAGTTAAATTTCTAGCTGAAGGTGCCGACTCTATAGTTACCTTTACGGCTATTGATGCATTTAGGTTATTCCAAAACCAGACACTGCAATCAGTTGGTTGGAGATTAGGACGTGCTGGATTCTCAGAATTAGGTCAAACAACGAAGCTAGGTTATGTAGATACACAAGAACTAAGCTCATCAAGAGTTTCAAGGATATTAGATTCTATTGGCTTTCCATCGGCATTAAGAGATATCAATACAGGAACAAAGCAAGTTATTCAACAGCCAATAACAACTAACGTACTATCAGCTCTCAGAGAGTGTGAGGTAGCAGAGAACGGACAGTTCTTTATCAGCAGAGAAGGTAAAGCTACTTTTAGAAACAGAGCTTATAAGTTTACAAATACATTATCTAATACATCACAAGCAACATTTAGTAACAGTGGTTCAGATTTACCTTTTGTAGATGTTGGATTATCTTTTGATGACAATGAAGCTATAAACTCTTACTCTTGGACTAGAAGCGGTGGTACAACTCAATATATTGCTGACTCTGATTCTATCCAAAGATTTACGGCATTGGGTTCATCAGTAACAACTATCAATATTAATGATTCCGATGTTACCGGTATAATTCAACAGAAGTTATCTGAGACTGCTATTCCAATCATACGTTTAGATTCTTTGCAAATAAACCCAAGACAGAATACAAGTATTTGGCAACATGCTCTGGGAAGAGAGCTTGGAGATAGAATAACTGTTAACATTACTAATACTGACGGAAGTACCTTCTCAGATGAATTATTTATAGAATCTGTAAGACATTCTGTAAATGCTTCATCACAAACATGGAGTTGGACTTTGACATTAAGCCCAGCAAGTTCTGCTTCTTGGGTATTAGGTCAAGCTCTTCTCGGAGTTGGTACTAGATTTGCTTATGGATAATGCTAAGATGAAAGAGATATTAAGGAGATTTATATATGCCAAGCGGTTTTAAGGTATGGACAACAGGAGAGCTAGTAGACGCTACTAACTTCAATAATTACATTCAAGAACAAGTCATTGCTGTATTTGCTAATTCAACAGCAAGAGATTCAGCTATCAGTTCTCCAGAAGACGGGCAGTTCTGTTTTCTTTTGGATTCAAATACTTTACAATTTTATGACTCAGGGTGGTCATCATTTATTGGCGATGGAGATATAACTGGAGTAACAATAACAACAGCTGGTACTTCTGGGCTCTCTGGTGGAGCTACAGCAACCTCTGGAGCGTTTAGCTCAACATTAGCTATTGCTCCAAACTCAGCAACTTCTGCTACAGTAGCTTCGGCAGATATAGTTTTAATTGGCGATGCTGATGATAGTAACGCTTTAAAGAAGACAACAGTATCAGATATTGTTGCACTTGCACCTTCTGGAGTGAGTTTGGGATTAGTGTTAGCTTTAAGCTAAGAGAGGAATAAATTATGGCAGATACATTACATTCAGTTCAAGGTGTACTCGGAACATCAGCAGGCGACATTGTTGACGCAGTACCTTCATCTACAACTGAAACAGTAATTGGTATTTTGGTATCAAACGTTAATTCAAGTAGTGCTGATGTAACAATTGATTTAAGTGTTACAAAATCTGGTGGAACATTAAGACACATCTTAAATGATGTATCTCTTCCATTCGGTACAACTATCGAAATAACTACAAAGATAACATTAGAAACTGGAGATAAGCTACAAGGTTTATGTTCTAGTGCATCTAGTGCAGAATATAACGTTTC